TGATGGGCCCGGGAAGACAGACGACACCGCGCGGCTCTATGTTCGGCGCTTTCCCATATAACTACATACCACGCCGCAACTACGAGAAGTATGATATTACGTCGTTTGAACAATCATATCTCTCTGCATCGCAGCTCTTGGCCTTGTTGCCTGATCTATCGTCTGATATCGGCCTTGCAGTATGGAACGTCCTTCGCTTGGGTAGCACGGGATTCAACTATACAGTCAAAGACCCAGCCGGCCAGGATGATGAAGATGGCAAGTCTATACTCGATGGACTGCTGGGGCGGATTAACCAGCACGGCGGCGGCCTAACCGGATTGATCGTCCAATGGCTGCAATGCGGCTTCCTTCAAGGCGCGATCAGCGGCGAAGCTGCCCTTGTCGAAAGCTTACAGGATATCGAGGACCTCTATGTCATAGACCCATCCACGATAAGCTTCAAACGCGATGAGAATACGATGCTCCAAATGTGGCATACACCTCCAACTGGTAGCGCCAATAAGATTTTACTGAATCCCGAAAAGTCCTGGTATATCCCGATAGACCCATGGGTTGATGACCCATACGGTCGTCCTCCGGCCGCTCCGGTGCTTCAGGAGGTATGGTTCGATGTCATGCTCATTGCGGATCTCCGCAAAGTCGTCCATAATCAGGGCTGGCCGCGGATAGATATAAAAATTATCGAGGAAGTTCTAACCAATACGGCGCCGGCATTCGTCAAGAATGACCCGGAGAAGTTTGCCGATTGGCTGAACGATAGACTTGCGGAAATCCAGACAGCATATAACGATCTCCAGCCAGATGATACGTTTGTGCATTACGACTCAGTTGAAATCAATGAGAGCGAATCGGGCGGCAAAATATTTGATGCAACGTCGGTCATCCGAGTCATAGAGCGCCGAATGACAAAGGCGCTCAAGCAGCTGCCCATTCTGATGGCTTCGAATGAGGGCGTGACCGAGACCCACGGTACGGTCCAGTGGCAGATATTCGTCGCTGGGCTTCGAAGCCTGCAGGAACCCATTGGGTTCCTAATGTCCAAGATGCTCCAACTATCGCTTGAGGTCCTTGGACGGCAAGGAAGCGTGGAGTGCTGGTTTGAGCCGATCAGGACAACGGATCGCAAGGCAGACGCTGATGCGGAATCCATCGAAATTAAGAATGCGATAACCAAGTGGGCAGCAGGATTCCAGAGCTGGGAGGAAAGTTCGATAGAGGTTACGGGATCTGCTCCACCGGAAGGCGTTGAGGAACCTGACCCACTTGCGGCTCTTGGGCGTGGCGCTCCAGTCTCAGCTGATTCCATGAGCAGGATAAACGCGGAACTCTCTTTGTACCCGGGGTATGACAATGGCCAATCGCGCTGATTATGAGCGTGTCGTCAGGGCAGCCAGGCGAAAGGAATTGACCTGGAACCGCGCAAGCATCAGGCGGATGGATAAAATCCTTAGGTCCGCAGCAAAAGATGTTAAAACACAATTGCGCGCAGTCATCGGGACCGGAAAGCTGAGTGAGAGGTATCTATCCTCACTGCTGTCATCATTGCACGACTCGATTGACGGACTGATGACCGAATACCGAACTATCCTGCCGCTGTATCTTTTAGGATCGGCCCAGATCGTCATTGACAGGGAAGTCGATGTGCTTCATCTCGCTGAATCATTTGTAGCACAGCATATTCTTGAGGATATGGTAGCAAGCATCACTCGGACGGTCCAGATAGCCAGCCTAGGTGAGGTATCTGTGACATTCGGGCGAGTTGCCGAGGATGCAGTGAATGCGGTTTACCAAAGAATCCATAATGATGGACTGAATATAACCGATCGGCTGTGGCGAATGGACAAGATCACTCGTCAGGATATGGAGGACAAGATTGTTCAGGCTATCGCAAATCAGAAATCGGCGCGCGAGCTTGCAAGGGACTTACGGAAATATCTGACAGCGGAAGGGCAGGGCAACGCTCGATACAACACAATGCGGCTTGCTCGGACTGAGATTGCATCAGCTCATCGTGAAGGGCATATATGGGCCGTGACTGATGACGACGGGGACCTGCGAGATTATATCTCGGCGATCGGCTGGAGGCTATCGATGAGCCATCCTAAGCCTGATATTTGCTGCCGCAAGGGTACTTTAATCACGACTAGCCAGGGTGACAAGAGAATAGAAGATGTTGCCGTTGGCGATTTGGTTCTTACTCATAAGAGGCGATATGCCCCGGTGACTCGACTGTATCAAAATACCATTCCGGCAGGATCATTAGTTCGGCTACGTTTCCAATTGGCGAGAAGTCACATTCGTGAGGTAGTCTTGACACCAAACCATCCTGTGCTAACTGCTGAAGGATGGATTCCGGCAGGCGAATTGCAAACGGGATATCTTGGGGTTTCTGCTTTCTCAGTGTTTTCCGAACAGCAAAGTCGGTTGGGATGTGATGCTTATCGCAAAGCATCGTCAAATTCTGGCGGAAATGAGCCATCACAACATGCGAGAAGCGAGAGCGCGGGACGATATGATGCAGGGACGCATTATGTGCGCCGCATATTGCGCATTCATCGCCAAGCGTTTGAATTGCCCAATCGGATACGAAGGTTTGCATCCGATACTTACCAGCACTTTTACCAAACCCCTTCCAGTTTGGGTTTCCTTTTCCAATGCGCGATTGAGAGAGCTTTATGCGGTGTTCAGCAGTTTGCACGAAGAGTCCAGGATGACGCTTGCCATAGTTGGGATTATCCTTACCTATTAATGGAAAGCAGTACCGCGAGCAGTATTTGCGATTATTGGAATATGGGACGAATTCCTTTTTACATGTCAGGCAGACGAAAACCTGAGCCTTATGCGCAATTAAATAGCAGTCTCTCGAGCAATACTTATTTGGGTGCTGTCGTTGGCCTTTGGCCATTACGAATTGCTTCTTGCAAATGGGACAAATGGCTTCAATTCGATTGTTCCGCGCCTTCCATTGAGCAGCGCACCAATGATTGCAGAAGCGTCGCTTACTCAATCGGCCAGGTTGTTTCATTTCATGGCCTTGCGGCACGAGAAGTTTACCGCAATGTTCGCACTGCTTTACGATTATACGCGTCTGGAATAGGTTCGCGCATTCTCGATTGCAAAATCGGCGCTTTAGCCAAGACGACTGCCTTTCATCGGTCCGTCGCTCAAGTGATTGATTGCATTGTTCGCAAGTTCTTAGATTGGTTGTCATACGTCCAGTATAGCATACTCAGCAATAAGCATACAACCATTATACAAAATATCGAAATAATTGATAGTTCTGGCGAAACGGTTTACAACTTAGGAGTAGCAGAGGACAATTCCTATTTCGCAAACGGATTGGCTGTGCACAATTGCGATGTCTGGGCTTCTCAGGATATAGATGGTTTAGGGGCGGGGAATTATCTGCCAGAGAATGTTCCGATCGATCACCCTCATGGCCTTTGCTTCACAGTGACAATCTTGAAAGACTACCCGGAAATGCAGTTTGTGAGCAAGGAGCCGAGACCTGAAGATGTGCATACTAGCTTATCGGAGGATAGAAAATGAGAAATAATAAATCTGCCATGTTCTGGCAGTTCATAAAAAACGAAGCCACCGGGAAGCCACCGGAACTCCTGCTTTATGGCGTGATATCACAGTCCACCTGGATGGGTGATGAAGTCACGCCTAAGAAATTCGCCGATGGGCTGAAGGACCTCGGGGAAGTTGAGGAGATCCATGTCAGGATCAACTCACCAGGCGGCGATCTCTTTGCCGGCCAGGCGATCTATAATCTGCTGAAGACCCACGCAGCCAAGATCACGGTGTTTATAGATGGCCTTGCAGCATCGGCGGCCTCTCTTATCGCAATGGCGGGCGACGAAGTCATTATGCCGGGAAATGCGATGATGATGATCCACAGCCCCGTCGGACTTGTCGAAGGAGGCTCCGATGAACTCAGGCGGATGGCGGATGTCATAGACCAGGCGCGCGAGACCATGATTGCGGTTTATCACGCAAAGACGGGACTCGATAGGGAAACCGTCATTGACCTACTTGACAATGAGACTTGGTTCACTGCAGATGAAGCTTTCGAGTATGGGCTTATTGATACCATAGCCGAGCCGATCCTGATAGCCGCATCTGCCGAGCCGGGCGTATATCTAATCAACGGCCAGAAGATCGACCTGAAGGGCGTTTCTGTCTGGCCGAAACTCGAATCTCAATCAAAGGAAAACGACAGTGCCCCAGAGGGGCCAGAAGGGATGGTAACCATGAAAGCAAGAGCATTGCTGGACAAAATCAGGGGATTCTTCTCGATGGAGAAGCACCCTACTATTGCTAAGGCGTTGGATTCTATGCGGCTTGAAGTCGCTGATGACACTCCCGTAGAGGCTATTACCGATCGGGTAATGGCGATGCTGCAGGATGGTGTCTCTGCGGCTATGGAGTTCGCGGACTCCATTCGCGCCCTTGGCATAGACTCAAAGGACAAGGCTATGGCGCTTCTTGAGAACGCGAAGCTCGGAGAGGCGTATCGCTCCGATCTCGTTACTCGGACGCTCGAAGCCGGAGTCCGCGCCTACGGAGAAGGATTCCCGAAGGACACCTACGAGAAGATGCTCGCGGAGCCTGGTCGCTCTGCCGATGACATCAAGGCGTTCCTTGCTCAGTTTGAGGCTGATGCAAAGAAACGGCTCGGCGAAGGTGGTAGGCAAACTACCCCAGATGCCGGAAAGACTGCATCCGGTAAGACGATCAGGGATTACAACGCTGATGAGTTCAATGCACTCTCTGTAGAGGAGCAGGATAGGCTCATCGAGGATTTCAAGAATCCTGGCAAGAAGCCGGAAACGGTTGCCGCCGGGTCATAAATATCAGCCCGTCGGTGGGCTAGGAAGGAATGGTAACGACGATGCCAAATCAAACTACTAAAACCTACGATGCAGTCACCGAGTATCTGGCAGCGGCCCCTGGCCGGCTGGGGACGGTAACTCTCGATGAGGATTTGTTCACTCGTGACGACGACGGCCATGTATATCTCCAGCCGGGGGTACTCTTGGCCAAGCCGTCGGCAACTGATCTGTGGGGTCCTTATGATTCAACGGCTGAGGATGGCCGCGAGACGGCGACGAACAATGTGCTCATCCTGCACAGCTATACCGTGCTGGATGATGGTGACGTTGAGCAGGACAGAGAGGTTGCAGTCCTGCTCGAAGGAGTAGCACTTGGCTCTAAGGTTCTGCTCGAGGATGGTTCTGCCATCTCCAGCAGTCTGAAGGATGCCCTGCGCTCTCAGCTCTGCGACATTCAGTTTGGGATAGAATAACAGCGCTACGCTGTAGAAAGGTTAAGGTGAGAAATGCTACCTGCAATACTAACGACAAGATACCTGACCGGCGTGGCACGAGACTATCCGGTTCAGGGATTCCTCGGTTCTGACATTCTTCCTTTGGCAGATGTCCCGGGCATGGAAACAATGTGGGACATCATACTAAAGGACGCCAAGCTTGCGCCGTTTGTTGCTCTGGACGCTGAATCTCCGCTGGCTGGTAAGGTCGGACTGGAGCGGGCGTTCTCTGAACTCGCGGCTATCAGGGAGAAGGAGCTGCTCAAGGAGGGCGATCTCTTGAGCCTCAGGATGGCCGGCGAAGCTGGGGAAATGGCCGGCCTGGTCGACACTCAGCGGGCAACTGCCGAGCAGAAGATCAGGGATACCGTTACGCGGATGACCGCTCGGGTGATGAGCCGTGTGGAGTGGATGCGTTGGCAGGCTTTATCCGTTGGGACAATCGCCTATGATGACAATAAAGTCATCTTCAGTGTGGATTTCGGGGTTCCTGCTGACCATATCGTTACCCTGACTGGCGAGGACAAGTGGGACGATGCCACAAACTCTGATCCGCTCGTTGACCTGAACACTTGGATTGAGCTTATCACGCTGGATGCGGGGTATGTTCCGACACGTGCCTATATCGGGAATAGCGTTCCCGGCTACCTCGTGGAGAACTCCAAAGTCCGCGATCTGCTCAAATACAATGGGCGCCCCGAAGCGCTTATCAACACGCGGTCGATCCTTGGCTATCTGGGTGACATCGTTGGGCTGAATGCTCAGCGCTATGCCACTCAATACCAGGACGGCTCAGGAACAAGCCAGTTCCTGCTTGATCCGGACAAAGTTGTCATTATCTGTGAGCCTCGCCAGGCTGATGGTGAGACCCTGGGTGATGTTGCGACTGGACCGGCGAAGGCGAACAACTGGGCTCCGGGTATTTACTCCTGGTCGAAAGAGGAGCAAGACCCCTGGGCTACGTTCATCGGCGCGGGCATCCATGCTTTCCCGCGAATCAGGCATCCGAAGTGGATTCTGATTGCTACGGTCGCCTAACCCTCCTTATGGGGTTGCGTGCCTGGTGGATGGGTCAGATCCAACCCCCTGACCCATCCATTTTATTTCGAATGCCATGGGGGTAATTATGGGTTTTTTTGCAAAGAATAGAATCAAGTTTGGCGGAAAGTATTATCCTGCCGGAAAAGCGGTTCCTGATGAGCTTGGGATTAGCTATCCAGGCCTGGTGACAGGAACTCCGAAGGTCGCTCCAGCATCGCCTGCTGTAGACACAGATCAATGTACCTACATCAAGGGCGATGGGTTCCAGTGCAAGAAAGACGCGGCTGCAGGCGACACCTACTGCAAGCCGCACAGAAAGATGGTTGATGAGGGCAGGACGTTATGAGGACGGCTCAGCAGAGTAATCTTCGAGCAAATACAGTAGTAGACTTGTCCGGCAACACGAATGCGACTCCGAGCACGGTCAACATCCTTCCGCTCGGCGGCACGAATCGAAGCCTCTACTTCATCAATGGCGATGACGCTGAAACAATCCAGGTCAGCTTTGATGAGATCGGGGATTGGGCGGAGTGGATTACGCTGGAGCCGGGAGTTGAGATTCAGGATATGCAAGCTCACATCTGGAACATCGCGGTCAAGAGCACGGCTGCATCGGTTCCGTTTTACTGTTACGCTGAGGTCGTCAAATGAGAATTGTGAGGCCGAGCACGGGTGGTGTAGTCAATGAAACCGACCCTGTTTACCTTGCGGCAATAGCCGCAGTTGACGGGGTCGTTGTTGCAGATGGCGCGGGCGGGGTTGACGAGGCGACGAATCTGCAGGATGTCGCGTATTTGCCGTTAGCAGGGAAAGCGGCAGATTCCGATAAGCTCGATAATAAGGATTCGACAGAATTCGCGGCATCTTCCCACCAACACGGCGGAGGGGATGTCACTTCGGCGGTTGCAAGTGCTACAAATGCAGATACTGTTGACTCAAAACACGTCGGCACGAGCGGCAATAAAATCCCGCTTCTTGATGGAACGAATGTTTGGTCAGGTGATCAGGACTTGAGTGGTTCGGTTCTTAAAATCCCGAACGCTGCAAGTCCGACCGTGGACGCTACGGGTGAAACCGCGCTCGATACTACGGCAAAACAACTATTGATTTATGATGGTGCGGCAGCTTCTGTATTTGCAACTCCGACCCGGAGCTTTACGTTTGTGCTTGACCTACCGCAAGCGAACGATGTGTTCGAGATTATATGCCTCGACAGGGATATTTCGCTTGTGTTGGTGACTGGTTACACAATCGCTGGAACTAACTACACATTCAATATCGAAGTCCGGGCGGCGGGAACTCCTCAGACGGTAGGGAGCGACGTAATGACCGCTGACCTGATAGCAGTTCCCGGAGGAGCGACATCAGCGCTAGCAGCAGCGGCGGCGAATATCGCGGCAGGGAAACACCTTGTGATGGTCGCAACATCTATGAGCGGAGTTCCGACCAAGCTCATTATTCGCGTGGATTATACCGAGGACAGGAAATGAGCACGCTGGTAACAAAAACGTCGTCAACTCAATCTAATGTTCTATTTATCGGCGGCGGAACTGCTTGGACGATTGTTGGGCAGGGTGGAAATGTCTATCTTGAGAATGAAGGGCAAAGCCAGTATTTGAAGTTTGTGAACTGGGGATTTGATATTCCACGCGACGCGACGCTGGACTCCACGGTGGTCACGATTACCCGAAGTTGCCCTTCGGCTGGTGCGATCAATGAAGCACAGTTTAAGGTGTTCAACTCCGCAGGAGCGGAAGGGTCTGACCAATCAGACCATGCCGCTTATCCTGTATTACCAACGGCTAAGAAT